CCACCTTCTTTTACACAAAGCCTTACATTTGTTTGAATAGCACTTGTTGATGTAGAAGCATCATCACTTCCATCACTTTCAGATAATACAAATCTATTACCTTCATTTCCATCTGTTCCTAAATACCATTCAGGAACTCCATCAGCACCTGCATCTCCAAAATGTATACTTGAATCATAGTTTGCAGGAGATGTTAGCCTTATACTAGCATTGTTTCCAGCAGGACTTTCTATATCAAGCATATCGTGTGGTGTAGTAGTTCCAATACCAAGCTTAGAAGCACTTCCAAGAATCAAGTCATCAGTGCTTTGATCCCATAGCATATATCCATTTGTAGCTGTATCGCCAAAAAATTTAACATCATAACCAGTACCATCAACACCCACAGCAAACGTATTGTCAAGTTGAACAGCACCATCAATATCTACTGCATCTAAATTCGCTGTACCATCTACATCTAAATCTGTTCCAACATAAAGCTTTAAAGCAATTCCAACTCCACCATCTACTTTTAAAGCCCCTGTAGTTTTACTTGAAGCGTCTGTAGTATCATTAATATCTACAGTTCCAGTTACATCTAATTCATCATTAATAGTAACAACTGATGTTGTATGCCCAATAGATATTGGAACACCACTTGTCGCAGTACCAATTGTTATTCCATTAGAAGTATTAGAATTATCTATATTTAAAGTTGTTGTTGAATCTAAGGATATATTTGTACCATCTACAACTAGAGTACCATCTATATCTGTATTGTCTAAATTAGTTGTACCATCTACATCAAGATTACCATTAAAGTCTGCGTTTCCTGCTAGAGTGAGAGTAGATGCCATATCTACTGCACCATCTATATCTACTATATCAAGATTTGCAGTTCCATCTACATCTAAATCTCCACCTATAGTTATAGTACCACCATCTGCTATTACTAATTTATCTACCCATGCTCCACTTGTATAATTTGAAAAATGCAAATCATTGTCACTTGCACTAGCCCACATTCTCCACTTATCTGCGTTGTCATCTCCTTGATCTGCGAATAAGTCTAATATAGCATTAGCATCATTGTCAGCAGTTATTTTTAAAACTGAAACACTATTTGAATATACTTGGACTGTTCCAGATTTGGTATTTGTATCAGTTGTCCATTTTGTTGATGTTGAAGACATATATATCCTTTATAAATTTGGTACAGCCAAGCCACGAACTCCAGACTTTCGACCTTTTTGTTTCATCATTTGATTTTCGTACATATTTCTATAATAATTAGCTTGTTCAAAATTACCTTGATCTTCATATAGCCTTGATTTCATATAACAAACTAGCTGAGGATGAAGGCTTGTATCTAATCCAATATCAGTATCTAAATCTTCACTTGTTGCTGTAACAGTTTCATATTTTGATTTATATGTTATTCTAAGACCATTATCAATAAATAATGATGTCCAAGTACCAGTTTCACTACCTTCACTATTTGTAGCAGCTACAGTAAATGTATTAGTAGCAACTGCACTTACAGTATAATTTCCATCATAGCTTGTAGTTCCACTTATTTCAATCCTATCACCTATACCAGCTTCATAAGTAAGTCCATGACCAGCAGACGTAAAAGTTACACTACTTCCAGCAGATGTACTTGATGCAGTTATAGTTCCACTTAAATTCCCACCATCTTGAAACGAATCATATTTTTCTATTGTTCTTTCAGCTGACCCTGTTGAAGTTGTATCTAAAGCTAAAATAGCTAGTCGTTTATCATCATTAAACCATGCAAAGTATTCATTTGGATAAGTTCTATTTGCCATACTATCTCCTATTTAAGTGCTTCATTAGATGCATCTGTGTCTGCTCTTAATAGCTTATGAGGATCACTTAGCTTTGGAATTAATACATATCTATCATTAGTATCAAGCACTTCTACTCTTTCTATACTTAAAACCTTCTCAGGAATATCATACCATCTTTTACTTTTTTCTAAATCAGTTGTAGCAGATACAGTATATCCACCTTTTTTATTAGCTATATCCATTAAACCATCATTCATTAATTGTATAAGATATGCTTCTGAATTTCTTCCAAATAATTTTTCTAATTGTGAAAATACATTTTTAACTGTCATTTAAGCTCCTTTTAAAGCTGCTAAACCACGCCCATATTCAGCGTTTAATTTTGTATATTGATCACCATACCATTGATATTTAGCTGTGTCTTGCTGTAGTCTTATCCCTGCCTCAGCCACATATCCATTTGCTTGAGAAATATACCCTGAGGCTGTTGATATATATTGTGGAACTCCTGCAAGGGGTAAACTATGCTTTTGAATTAAACTATTTATTTCACTCATCGCTGTTTGGGCTGTGCTAAGATGAGTTGATACAGCATTCATTTGTGTTTGTGCTTGTTGTATTCTTGCACTTCCAAGTTCTATATCTTCATTGGTAAGCTGTTCATCTATATCAACCATGTTAGCCTCTAAATCATAATTAGCATTATATTTATCTCCAGCAGCACCAAAACCTATTAAACTCATAGCATTTTCTAGTGATAACTTTACCTCATCAAATCTTTTATTAGTATCATCCCATAGGTCTGCGTTCTCAAGTTCAGCTATATCTGTATAATAATTTCCAACTTTTCCATGTGCTGTATTTATTATATCATCAGCCTTATTAAGTTCTGTTGCAATAGCATCAAGAGCAGTGGTAATAGCACTATTCCAGCTAGCAGACATTGTTGCTTGAAATTTTAATAATTGTCTTGAAGCTGCATATAACACTACAAGATATGTTGCTTCATCAGGAAAATTTTCTATTTCCACAGTTGAAGAACTTACATCTACTGATGGATATGCAATATGATTAACATATGCTGGTTGATTGGCTGTTGGTAAAGGCTTTACAAATAATGTAGGATTTCCAGATGAATTAGCAGAAACCCAAAATACAGGATCACTTGCAGTTGCATAATAATTTAAATCATTTGGATCATTTGACAAATCACCATACCTTGAAGGTATTTCTCTACATGGTATTTGATAACCACCAGAGTCAGCAGATAATCGAACTACATGAATAATATCTCCTTTTCCATCTAAATCAAGAGTGGTTGCAGAATTATTTAATGTACTCCTTGTAGCACATTTTGCTTTTAAATTTGCAGGAAGTTGATTAATTATTTCTTTACAGGCATCTTGAGCAGCATCATCACAAAACTCTTCATCAATAGTAGCACCACCAACTAAATTGGTTATTTGTGCACTAAATGTAGCTTCACCTGCCATTATCTATTATTCCTTTCAGCAATATCTTGATCCATTGTAGTATGATTAAATTCTATTTTAGTAGTAGCAGACCAAGTATTACGCATATTAACATGATTACGAACATCATCATGATCTTTTGCATAACTTCCACATTTACATACCATCTCTGCTTTAGTTTCACATTCTACTTTAGTATCACATCTGTGACAAAAATATACTATAGCCATATTATTTACCCACCTTTTTTAATGCTTTATTATGAGCTTTTTTAAAACTATCTCCTTTTTCCATATCAGCCTCCATAGCCTTTATATGTTTCTTGCTATGATGTTTTTTATGCTCAGAAGGTATTTTACCACCCATAGCCATTTTTTGAGAACGCTCTTGTGCATTTGTTGTTGGTATTCCTTGACTTTGACTATTTACAACTTCTAAAGCTTCTCTTGCCTGCTTTACTGGAACACCTTCAGGATTTTTAGTAGAAAATGGATCAACATGACCCCCTTTATCATATTTCTTTTTAGGTCTCCCTACTTGGCTTCCATATGTTCCTTTGCCTTGTGGCATTATTTTTTACCTCCATTACGAGCATCTCTTGTAGGCCAGTCAAACATTCCACCACCTTCTACTTTACCACCATCTTCCATTCTTAATGCTTTTTTCCAAGCTTTTTTTCCACCAGCTTCTTTAAATCTATCTACAATATCTTTTTTCTTTGCTTTAACTTTTATAGGTTTATCATTTATAGGTTTATCAACAGATTTAGGCTTAGATTTAGGCTTTACAATACTTGTAATAACATTATCTTTCTTTTCAGCAGGCTTTATTTTTGGCTTTTTCATATTCTTTCCAACAGAACTTACAGTGCTACCTTTTCCTTTAGACTTTGATTTAGCAGCAGCTTTTTCTTTTTTTACATCATCTGCTGTTTTAGTTGAATATGATTTACCTTTCCAAGTAAAAGTCTTTTTTCCTGACTTACGAGCACTTGAAAATGCCTTTCCAAATGGTTGAGGCGAAGCCTCTTTTGGCTTTGATTCAGAAGCTTTTGATTTAGCAAGATTTTTTACAATCTTTCTAACATCAGGCTTAGCAGATTTTTCAACTGCTTTAACTGGCTTGCTTGACTTTGAATAATCTTTTTTAGAGCTATATACTGGCCCCTTTTTTGCCTTTGCTTTATTTTCAGCTCTTTTCTTAGCAGCTTTAGCTTGAGCAACTTTACGTTTTGCTTTTCTTGCAGGAGCACCTTTTTTCCATTCCTCTTTATCTTGGCCAACTCCCATCTTTTTAGCACCCTTTGCCACTTTTTTACCAAAAGGCTTTATAATATCATACCATAAATCTGTTTTCTTTTTCTTTTCTGCCATTACTTCTTTCTCCTATTTCTAGCATCAGACATTGGTAAGTCTCCATGCTTGTTAATATATTCTAATGTGTCTAATGTATTCTGATTAACAGAATCTTTTTTAATTATATATTCCCCACCTTCTGCTTCAATTTTAATACCACCATCATCATGAGATGGGCCATAGAGATTTCCACCTTCAGGATACTTATTATATCCACCCATTTCAAAATTTCTTTTTGATCCTTTCAAGCGACTTTTCTCCTTCTTACCTTTGTTTTTACTAGAACTTTTAAATCCTTTAATCTTTCCATCCTCATGAGAAGCATCTAAACCATCTCCATTTCCATATGTGCCCTTATCTCTATTGTACTTATTAAGTTTAGCACGATAGCCAGACTTATGCTTTTGAAACTTCTCATACTCATCTTTATAATCTCTAGCCATTATCTTAAACCATTACCTCCACGTTTCCTACCTTTATTCTGTTTACCTCTACGCCTTCTTTCTAATTTTGGTTTATCAGGAGGCATTGCAACGATAGTAGGTTCGTTTGCTAAAAGAGTTGTTAATATAATTGCTTTAATAATCATAATTTTTATTAGCTTGTTAGGGGCAAGCCCTTTATACGACCTGCCCCACAGTAAGCAAAACTGTTAACCTTTATTTATTTAGGTTATCCTTGAGTCTTATAAGCATCAGTACTTGGATACTTTTTAACAGTAATGTCTTTTAACCAAAGAACATCAGCTGCTGCAGTATCACTTAATGTACCAATATAAGGAATCACTTCATCACCAGAATCAAAAGAATAAGCAACTGCCCCAGAAGGTTCGGCTAACGTGCCAGCACCTGCTACAGCATTTACTACGAAACGATATGTAACTGCACCATTTGATGCAAGATCGATTCTTACTCTTAGATTTTGACCATCAACTGGAACATCAGAACCTAAATCAGTTAAAGTGTAAGTTCCACTGTCATTAAGGTCTGTTGCAGTTTCAAGGTTTGTATCACCCATATTTCCAAATGCTGCGAAATCGGTGTAAATACCATCAGCAGCAGATGAACCTTTTAGGATTGGAACATGACCATCATTAAAGTCCTCAACCTTTCTAAATCCAATTACAACGCAATCGAAATCAGTCCAGTCAGGAGTATTGAATGTTGCATCAATATATCCTGTATGAGTACCAATTGTTAAACCATGATTCCCACCAAGTGGGCCACCACCAAGAACCATTTCAAGGCCTACATCTGCACCAGCAGTCTCACAATCCATTTGGATGTCAAGACCAGCTTGAGTTGTAGCTGTATCAGTAGCAGGAACACTTCCATCAACTTGTGGAGTTTTTCCAGCTGCTGTAAAAGCACCAACTGATATAGCAGTTGCAGGATACCATTCGCCAAGATTATCGCCAGGAAAAATCATGCCAAACTTATCTTCTGTTGCCATAACACCATCCCCTGAATTTCCAAGGCTAGTTACTATTGGATAGCCACTACTAATATAGTTCCATTTAAAAACTGTATTTGATGGATATTCCTGATTATAACTATTACTATTTTCGTTTAATCTATCACTTCTCATATCATATCTCCTTATAGGTCTGTGAATGAATACAAGGCATGAGTCTCTGGAATAGTAATTTCTAAACCAGCTTCCGTAATGATCATATCTTTACGTAAGTCTTCATCAGCTTGTTGTACATTCGTTATAATGTGAGTGTCACGATTCAATCCATTACCTACTAATGGACGATATGAGACGTGATCTAAGTCTACAAGTGCCATATATCCACTAGCAATACCTCTAAATAATGGCTCTGCCACTATTGAGAGATCACCATGAATAGTATTTACTTGCATTACTTGATGACCAAAGTTACCATTTCTGGAAGTAATGTCATATTGAAACATCTTATCAGCAGCTACAGATTGATCTACGAAACCAGTAGAGCCCATCTTGTTAAAGAAGGTTAATACTGGACGACTTGCTAAAGCTAATTTGCTTTTATTTCCACCCCTTGCAGGATCAAAAATAGTTTCAAAATCACCTAATAAGTCATCGTATATCATATCACTAGAAGCTTGTGATAAGAAATATGGAGCACCTGATGAATATGAAGCAGAACCAAAATCAGCTGCTGTTCCATTTTGCAAGATGTGTCCAACAAGACCTTCTGAATACTGAACACTATTACTACGTGCACGCATACCAAAAAGCATTGCTCTTTCAATATCAACTTTATGTTCTCTTAGTTTTAAATTCCAGATACGATTCCATTCATTTGCATATCCACGATAATTAGTAGCAATTGCAGTATTAGTCATTTCGGCTGCTGTTTTAAAGATTTGGGTATACCCATAATCATCGTCTAATTGACTAGACCAAACATCAGGAGAACCTGACCCTTCTGCAAAAGAAGTACCAATTATTTGACATTCATCATTGTCAGCTATATCATTGTAAGCAGTAGAGTCATTAGCAGAATTAGATAGAGCAATGCAACGTGCAGTTACGCTTGTGTCAGCACTATTGTGAGTAACACCTTCTACACGAAAAATTGCTTGCGATTGTGCAGTTCTATCTGTTTCTACAGCAAACACCATACCTTTTACAAGATATTGAATAGCTGCTGAAGTACCATCATCAACTGTTAATGAATAGCTACTGTCAGCAACAACATTTGTTAACGCTGTTGACTTGATGTAAAAGTTTCTACTTGTCCAATCAATCTTAGAACGATTTTCTAAGAAACGAAAAACTGGATCATTAGTAGGTACTTTTGCCACTTTATTAAGATATACAAAAAATGGAGATTCATCTGGAGCAAGTTCGGCAACTCTGTCGCCAAAATTATGTATTCTACGTAAATCAGCTGAAGCACCAACTGCACTAGGTACAGTGTTTCCAGTTTGATCTACATTATAAGAATACAATGTTCCTGTTTGATTAGCCATTGCTATTCTCCTTTTTTATTGTATTGTTTATGGTATCTTATTTCCAACTCTTTGCGAATTTAAAACACCTTCCCACAATGCCTCGTCTTCACTCTTCCTTGCAGGTTGCTGGCCTTGTAATACGCCTGCTGCCTGTGGAGAAGCCTGTGTTTGACGAATCTTGTCTAAAGGGTTTTCTCTTACGCCTTCTTGAGTTGGTGTAGAGACTGCTTGCCACATTTTAAGTACATTATCCAATCCATATTCAGATGGATGTTTATCAGCAAACTCAAAGAAAGAATCCATTTGCTGTTGATTTAACCCTCTTTGAGCTAAATCAGCTTGCAACTTTGCCCTTCCTTGTTCTGCTTGTATTCCACCTACAGCATTTTCAACTGCACCATTTATTGTGTCTTGCATCTCTTGCATCCTAAATTTATAGGATTTTGATGACGGGTCATTATAGGCTTCCCAAGGATCAAACTCATCAGGCTTTAAAGCAACACGTTCTTCTTGAGCTTTTGGTTGACCACTTACCTCATTTAACACTTTTTGTGCTACATCAGGTCGTGATTCCAAAAATTTCCCAATCTTCTCGTATTGTTCAAGTTCTTGATTTCTAGCAAAGAGTTTATCCTTTTCTGATTGGTGGTACTTAGCTTGAGCCTCCCAATCAGTTGTAGAACTCTCTTGTGCTTCTGTTCCTTCATCTTGCCCTACTTCTAATGCATTATGTTGACCAGTTTCCTGATTCATTGCATCAAAAGCGATATTGTCTTGTTCATCAGACATGTTAACTCCTTTGTTTTTGCTATTTCTCGTTTCCTTTTTGAGCTTGACTACGTTTCTTTTCTGCATCTGTTGCTAAACGTAATTTCTCGGTTTCGAGCTTGACAGCGTTAGATAATTTATCAATAGAAACTTTATTTTGAGTTTTGGAGTCATACTCTTGCTCTTTAAGTTTCCCTTGAAACTTAGCAACTTCAACTTGTTTACGTGATTGTATTGTTTCACGATGTGCAGTTTGAAGATCACCACTAAGCTTCTTAATTTCTTCTTGTGCTTGTTGCAATTGACCTTGCAATTGTGCAACTTGGTCAGTTCTTTGCATAACACCCTCTTTGTCAAATATTTCTGTTTTCTTTAATGCTTCTACCTTATCAATAAGACCTGCTTGAAAAGCTTCCATGTATACATTCCATTCTCCCCATTTATTAGATGGCATAGTAGAATTACCTATAACACGTATATCAAAAGAACCAACAGATAAATTATTTTCAATTGTTTGCAATTCTTTTGTTTTATCATCATACATACGCTTATTAACAGTATACTCAGATATATCATTGTTAGGTTGAACTAATCTAAATGTCTTTTTAAAATCATAATGTGACTTTGCAAGATGATACATTAATTTACCTAATCTCTTTAAACTAGCTTCAACATCTCTTAATTTAGACTTTGAACGTCTTTGTCCAAAATCTTCCATCATCATTGTTCCAGATGAAGTCCTTGGAGATGCTTCTGCATTTCCTTGTTGCATCTCAAATATTCCAATGTTTAAGTCAATGTAATGTTCCACCATTTGTGGTAATTGAAGTATAGAACCTGCTAATGGCTGTGGTGAGGGAAAATGAGGTTCGCCAAATGAAGCGTCATATTCTATCGTTGCATTGGGATTCGCCCAATCTCGTTCAAGCTCTTCTACATCTTGTACAGAGCCTTGTGGTATAAGCAACTTCAAGCCAGACGATGCCTGTGCATGCGAAGTTATTAAAGACATTACTTTATTTAAGAACCTCTGAAATCCCTTGTTCTTACGAACATCACTCATCGGATAAGGAGTATTAGTCCAAATATTAGGTACAGGTACTAATGGGAATATGTTTGTGTCTAATATTTTTTCATAGAGAACAACTTGACCAACTATGCATGTACACTTAATTCTTGTTTGTTGAACTTCAACAATATCAAATTGGCCCTTGTCAAAGGCTTCTTGAGTTTTGTTATCAGCTAAAAGCATTTCAAGTCCCTTATTATCTAAAACCTTCTCTTCTCCACTTTGTATATCTACAATACGAAAGAATGGAACTTTAATTTTACTAAAATCTTCTATTAATTTGTATTTATCTCCTTGACTGCCCCAATCATAGTCTTTGACAACATCAGGAGTAAAAGATGCTCCTGTTTGTTTTTGGGAAGATTCAGGATATGTTTCATCCTCAGAGCCTAAATTTTCTAAATTATCTATAATAGCTACACCTTCTTTGTCTTCTTCCCCTAACATAGGATAAGCATCAAGCAATTGATCCCTAGTAAGAACAGTTGATAATTGCATTCCAGAGGCATCATCAAACCATTTATTTCTACTATTAGGATCAACAACTACACGAAATGGATCAACATATGTAAATTTAACCTCACCCCTACCATAATCATCTTCTGGATCAATATATCCATAAAAATATCCTAAGCCTGCAACAGAAAAATCATGAATAACTTGCTTAAACACTTCATCTCCATCAGAATTGTCCCATATATATTCAAGTATAGTTTTCCACACATTTGCAAGTTTAACATCCGAATCCTCTCTGCCAACGGCAGAAAATTTTGGTGGCTTAGATGTAATAATAGCTTTAAATTGTTCAATAGCAGCATATAGACGATCAATGGGTAAACCCATTTGATTTCTTTCGGCAAGATCATTAGCTTCTTTATCTGTAAAATGGTTGCCTAAATAGAAATCTATGTCTTCTCTTGCCTGTACATCCCAATCAGAGCGTGCATCAAACCATCGTCTCCAACGCTCTTTAATTTCACTTGCTCTTTTATCTTCTTTTATCATATAGTAAATTTACAAAAAGTTAAATGTTATAAACAAATCAGCTACTTTTACCTGTAATCCAATTATAAACCTTTCTAGGTTTTAAATAACTTCCATCAGCTTGTTTCTTTTTCTTTTTCTTTCCAGCTTTGGGATTTCCTTTTGCATATTGTGTTGCTAACCAAAAAGCATCAATTGTATCATCGTGTGAACCTTTTGGAAAATCTAAAAGCTCACCTATAAACTCATGATGGATTTTTTTCAAATGAACAGCTCCTGCTTTGAACATAGGCTGCAATCCCTCGAACAACCTATCTTTCTTTTTTTGAGTATAGCCCTTAATGCCTTGCTCAATACCTGGAACAAACAATCCTTCCCTTTTGCTTCGTTTTTGGACATAATCTCTAAGCATCTCCTGATAAGCTATTGTTTCTATGTTAACCCTTCTTACTGGGTCAAACCTTTTAAGTATTTCAAAAATTTTGTCTGCACAATCCATTGGGAGAACCCTTTCTCGCCAATATTCGATAACATAGTAGTCATACTCTGATGTAACACCCAAAACCATGATGACACTATAATCGTTCCTGCTAGCAACAGTTGAAGCAGGATCGACCCCAACATAAATATTGACGTACTCAGTATGTCCATCATCGAATTTAATGTACCAACTACCTGATTCTTCTTCAAATCTAATATTTCCTCTATAAAGTGCATTATTTATATCTTCTTCTGCAAAAATCTGATCTTCTGGTGATTTTGCTTGATTCATGTACTCTTGATAAAATTTAGCAGGAGTACCACTATCTATATAAAATTGCTTACGTTCTTCTAATTTTGCTAATGGCCAACGTGAAGGCCAAATTGGTTTGCCATCTTCTATTGCTTTTTGTGTATATATTTCCCAAGAATAGTCTTCCCCACTTTTTTTTGCATCTCTAGCACCAGTGACTAAACCATTTAAAAACGAGTCCCAATGAACTATAGTGCCATTACACCACAAAAAACCATTTTTATCAAAATCGATGGCTGGAAACACAGCAGCAGTTACCCAATTCTTGATTTGCTGTCTAGCATCTGGTGTTTTAGTATTTAGCTCTGATTCAAAATCATCTAACACCATGCCTGTAAAACGAGTAGATAATTGCTTTTTACCTCTAAGTCTTTGATTTGCCCCTTTGGCAATCATTCTACAGCCATTTGTAAGTGTAAACTCTGATTTAGTCCATTTGTTCCCCTGAAGGTCTCCAAAGTAGTAATGAACAGCTGGATTAAGTTCAACATGATTCATTACCCAAGAAAGGTTGTCTATTGCTTGATCTTGTGCTTCACCTATCCAAGCTATAAATTCTGGCTTATCTTTTTCTGCAAATAAAAATCTGTGGAGTATCCCTGTTGCTGCTAGTGTCGATTTTGCATGGTCACGTGGCAATACTAGTCCAAGCTGTTGAACGC